GAACACATCGCCCTTTTTGAAGGCATAGGTGCCGAGACCGCTCATCGCCAGCGTCGATCCGGTTTGCCCCGCACTCGAGACAATGGGTGTCGCGGTGGTGAAGGTGCCCGTCGTATGCGTGGGCATCAAGGGGTCCCAATACCACTCGTCCACACCGAGCGCGGCTCCCGAGAACTGTCCCGATCGAAACAGCTTGCCGATGAAGTTCTGCGGATTGAACAGCGCGAAATTCGCCGCCATCAGTTTGGATTGCGCTCGTGGATCGAGCACCGCAATCAATTCATCCGGCACGCCGAGATTCCGAAGTTTGGCGATCCCATCGGTGTAGGTCACATCATCGGTAATGGCCGTGCCTGGCGTCCCAATGCTGTTGTACACCGTGAAATACACTTCCTGACCGGCTTGCACGTCAGCTTTACTCGCCATCGCGCGGCCACACGGCATTGTGTACCGCTCCTGTACTTCTTCGACGCGCAGCGCACTATCGGCGCTCGACCAGTTCATGCCTTCTTGATACTGATGATTGACCGAGATCGGCACCGTCTGATTCAGAATTGGTTGCGCCACAAAGGCTTGTCCTTCGGAGACCACAGGACGCCACGGCAACCGCGCCTGACAGGTATCGCCAATTTTCGCGCCTTTAGGCAGGTCACGCCAGGCCGCGTCATATTGGCGATCAAAATTCGCCACGAGTTTGATGTTGTTTTTCCACGCGACGGCAGTATCCTTAAGGACCCAAGTGGGCGAGATAAATGTGTTTGCCATTTAACTTGCTGCTCCTCTTCGGTTTAGCACAGCTAAATCAGCATGGATGCGCTTTCGCACTTGTTTGACGAACGGCGTCGTATCATCAGTACTGCGTTTCGTACGGATTCTCGGTGATAATGTCTGGCGATAAAGCAGAATCAATTCTGCTTGTTCTTTCTTCGCTACCAAATACGGCAAAATCGCCGGAATGATCTGATCGAGATCATCAGACCGTGCCACCCATCGAAAGATCGGTTTCCATCGATGAGCATTGGGATGATTCCGCCGTTCTTGGAACAGCGTTCCACCAAATCGTTGTTTCACCCAATGCAGCAATTGCAAATTCGTATTGCCGATGCTGAGGCGACACGCATAGATATGCGTACCCCGACTACCGAGTCCGAAACATCCTTCGCCATCAATCAGACCCGCGAAATACGCGAGATCAGTCTTTTTCCATGCCCGATCCGGCAATGCAATAAGCCTCATCGCCCGTGCGCTGTCACCGTCTGCGACCGCGTGATGACTGATAGTACCGTTCGTGATCAGCCAGTGACGCGACTTCTTCATCAGGCGGCTCATCGCCGGACTTCAAGGGGCCTGTCCGCACCGGATTAGGCGGCCGAGGCGTGGGAGTAGACGCTGGCGCAGGGGCCGATCCGGTGGCGACGGCCGCCATGCGCGGGGGAGATCCATTGAATCGCTGCGCGAGCAGCGCAAGAGATTTGGCTTGTTGAAGAACCGACTGATTCAGAATGGTTTGCACTTCGTCGGGATGTTGCTGGAGATGGTAGAGCACATCCGCGCCGGTTTCATCCTCGAGAATCCACGCATCAATGAGTGACCCTTGCGGAATAGATGTGTCCGATTGCAGCGCCACTTCCTCGAAATCAGGATATTTAGCTTTCGCCGCAGTAACGCGCTCCGTCCAGCTTTTCGTGAGGCGTTGGCGATCAAGTTCGGCAACGCGGGCTTGCTCTGCTTCCTGGCGCTTGGTTTCCCACGCCGCAATCTTCTGGTCCGTTTTCCAGTCACTCAGCGCTTCCACATACTCGCTGTAATCGGTGAATTGATCGGGTGTCGGCTTTGGCGCTGTGGCTACCGGGGGAGGCGGAACGGCACGTGGAATCGGGGCGACCGACTCACTCGTACGCGCCTTCAGCGCATCTCGCTCCACCTCCACCGCTCGTAACCGCGCAGTCAATTCCCTGATGCGCGGTACATCTTCTGGACCAGCTATGGCACTAGCGGCGCGGTGACGTTTCGGCTTCGGTAAAAACCGTCCCTTGGAATCGCGTGGCCCAGCGTCATCGCCTTCTTCAGCAGGAGCCTCATCATCTGGAATGGGTTCTGGTGCCGGCGTTTCTACGGGCGTCTCTCGCGGCTGGTGCTGGGCCTCAGCACTGAATCGACTCTCATGATCTGCCAATGACAACGAATCATCGTCAGAAGTGACAGGTAGAGCCGTATTAGGTGAAGAATTCTCGATGGGGAGTTCGTCAGCAGCCAAAATCAAACGTTAGTGTCGTTCGACTCGTCCTGAGAGTCAATTACAGAAGCTACTCGGGCTTTTCTTCTTCGGTACGCAGCCGCCATTCTCGCATTCTTGCAAGCTCGACAATAAGCATCACGTCCGCCAGCATAATCACGGTGAATCGTGAAATCTTCAATGATTTTCAATTCACGGCAACCGATACAAATGCGATGTCGAAACGGATTACCGCCTGCCAATTGAACTCGTCGAAATCGATGCAACATGCTGTGATATGCCTGATTTTCACAAATGATGAGGCGCGCATTCGGATTCCACGGATCTTCGTCAGGATGATGAATTTGCGCTTTTGATGGGAGTGGATGACCGAGCGCTCGTTCAGCGCGAATGCGATGAATCATGTTCTTCGCACGTCCACTGCCTTGCTCTGGATAGCCTTGATGACGTCGAGGCTTTCGATAATGCCGACTCGCAAACCGATACGGCTCGCCTTTCACATGGCCTTTACGTAACGAAGTCGATTTCGCTATTTGAGTTGGCGTGTTGCAGCCGCATTCGCAGATACGAACAAATTGAAATCGCTGCGGATTGTAATTGGGAATACACTCTGGATTAGCCATCCCTGTGACCTCCATTCACAGAACGTGGTGAGGCGTCGGCGACCGCTTCAGACGGTTGCTGACGCCGCTATTTTATGCTGGTTCGCCTTCCGGTTCAGTGTCGGATTCTGCTGGCTCGGGCGCTAAATCTGCTGCCTGCTGCTGCTGTTCGAGCGCGTGCTGATGTTCGAGATGCATAGTCGCAATTTCGTGAAGCTGGTCGGCTTGCTGCGATGCAATGTCGTGCGCGTGCTCCGCGCCCACATCGTGCCCTTTCATTCGTGTTTCATGCTGCATCTGGGCTGCTGTACGATCTGCTTCCTGTGCCAGTGCAATCTCTTCAACTTGGCGCTCATTATCGCTAATAATTCCACGCGTCATTGCCGCGATTTTAGCCACGCTGATCGCACTGGCGTCTCTCATGGCTTGTAACTTGATGGCCTGATCGGCCTGCATTTGCGCAATTTGTAACTTGATCTGTTGCTCGTCTTGTCGGGTCTGTAACTCCTGTTGTTGCGCCTGCATCACTTTCTCAGCTTCCTGAATCTGCTGCTGAAGCTGCATGAGTTGCGCTTGCACGGCTGGCGGAACCGTCCCGCCCTGCTGCTTACTCGCAAGCATCTGCTGCACTTTGGGATCAAGGATGACTTTGATGCGCTCAGCCATCTCTAAATGGCCTGGCCCATCGAGATTCTTGAAATAAAGGTCCCCGAAAATCGTCATCAATTGCGGCTGCGCACTCAGCAGGTCACCCAACATCGCCGCTTCCTGCACGCGACGCGCTTCCACGCTGGGCGCGATCTTGACGATCACATTAAAGTTCGCGTCTTTCGTAAGTTGATATTGCTTCGGCTGCGCTTGCGCATTGCCATTACCATTGCCTGTCGGTGGGCCAATCTGCACGGTCTGCGGCTCGCCATGTTCGCTCAGAATACGCGCGATGCGCCCAGGCGTGCCATAAATGTGGGGCAGCAAATTGTTAATGATTTGCCCTTCGTAACGCAGGGAGCGTTGCAGATTGTCGAGAAAGTTGCTGGTCCCATGCTGACTCTGTTGCTGCAATGCCTGAATCGCCCGGCCACTTCGCAATGACGGGTCCACTTTCCCGAGCTGCGGGTCATGCACGCCCGTGGTGGATTGAATCGCATCCCGAAAGAGTTGCACCGAGGCCGCGATGGCTTGGATGGGCGTATCGACGGGTGTCCGTGTCGGCGGCCCCAGCGGTTTCCCGCCGTCTGAGACGAGGTTGTAGGGCAGATACGGCAGCGCCCGCGTATTCGCCTGCTGATACCACGCCTGATAGCCTTCAATTTGGTCCGGTGTCGCTTGGAACGGCGGAATGGGCGAGAGGCCAATCATCTCGACCCACTTGGATACCATCGCGCAGAAGCCCATGACGCTATCCTGCGCAGGGCGCACCATGCCTTGCGCGCGGCGCTCCTGATCGAAGGGCTGCAACTCTTCGCCCAGCACTTTCACGATCGGTAGATCAGGGCCGGGCCAATCGGTCTCATCGAGAATCTGTACGCCGTCGATCTGCGCCCACTTGATTGACTTCTCGATGACGCGACGCTTGTCCTGTGCCGGTATCTCTCCGGTGTGGAAGTAAGGAAGTTCATCCTCCCATGCGCTTGAGCCATCCGCCAACCGGCAAAGCGTGCGAGCGGTGCGCTCCGTGTAGAAATAATCCACGACGCGGCACATGCGCACGTCACCTTCGGACGTGAACCAGCCCGGCGCTTCATCCATCAGCGCTCGGAATTGGTCCTCACTCTCACTGGAGACGACGCGATTGCGGGAATCGTCGGCGCGCTTGCCGTACCGCGCTTTGTATTCATCCCAAGGCAAATCGACTCCGATAAAACCCCACTCCGCATCAGAACCGTCTGGTTGTTCATGCGCCGGGTCCAGACTCACACTCGCCTGGTTGTAGTACCGCTGAATGTAAATCTCCTGGTCCCATGTCTTGCCCGGCAAGTAGCGCGTCATCACCCCGTAGTACCCGCGTCCGGCGATGACCGCCCGTGCAAAGGCCCAACTGCGTGCGTCCTGCGCTTCGCTTTCGCGCTGAATACGCCGGATCAAGCCTTCGCGTAACTCGATCTCCGTTTCATCGCCGGGACCGGTCAGCGCGGCGAAATCATCAGCGGGTACCAATTCAATGCCCAAATCGCTGCCACGTTCGGCATTAAGTACTTGCCGGATCGGTTCCTGGACGAGCGGAATTGAGAGGGTAGGACGCGCAGGAACCGGAGGGAGGCCGCTATTGGTCGCGGGTTGCGCTTGGCGCGCTTTCAGGTCATCGTCCGACCAGGGACCAAGCGCGTAATTGCGTAAATCCGTACGCTCACGAGACCGCTGCTTCTCGTCGGCTTCAGAGGCAAGTGTAAACCGCTTGCGAGCCAGCTCTAAGAATTTCGCCTCACTCTCGCGCGCCATGTTTTACCGTCGTCGTACTGGGCGCGCAATGGCGGCTCGTGCCGCTGTCAACCGCGCCAAGTCCTGCATGGAAAGCGGCTCGGTATCGGTCGCCACGGCACGACGCACGGTCCCATTCTGTTCGATGACGATACTCGCGCCGCAATTGGCGCAGACGGCCAATGGCCCGATACGCGCAGTCGGTTCACTAGTGACATGACAGACGGGGCATGTTGTCATTTCACTGCACCGTCGGTCCGATTTCAGTCATGACCGCATGCGTGGTAATGCCACTGTCATTCAACGCCTGCGTCAACACCTCCATCATGATGTCAGTACGTCCGTGCGTCGCGATGTTCATCTGATCCAGCCACCAACGAATGATGATCTCCATGCGCCAGCTCGCTTCGGCTCCATCGGGATGATCGGAGAGAAGCACATCCAGCAGCCGTCCGCGCAACCGTTCGACTGCTGCCTGAGAATGCTTCATCGCTTGCCGATTTGGCCATAGCGGTTGGGCTTGCGCACTTTCTGCGGTAAGCCCTTCTCTTTCGTCGCCGCGAAATCATGGAGTTGGCGTTTCGACATTTTGGCGAGTCCCGCATTCCGCGCGTACAACTGCTCAGGATGGTGCTCGGCAATCGCTGTGGCGATCCTCTGGGCTTTCGAGCGGGCGGGTGACATATTCAATCCTTCCTCGCAATGCCTGCACTTCATCCCGTAAGTGGCGATTCTCTTCTTCGAGCCGGAGAATGCGCCATTCCTGCTCGCCGATGGTCTGCGCAGCGAGATTGTCGAGCGTCGGCATCTCTACGTGCCCCAAACAACGCCGTCAGTGCTGCTGTAATAGCTCGGGGTGGAATCGAAGAAGCAATTTACCGTCACGTCGAGGGCGACATCGGCGCCGACGGCTGGGTCCTGCCATACGATCTTATGAGTCCCGCCCGACTGAAAGCGGACCCCACCACCGGTATGGCCACCAATCCAGCCTCCACTCGCCAAAATATCATTGGCTTCCGCCGCTGTTTTACCGCCGAGATTGGGAAATGCGGGCATGCGTCACTCCTTGTCGGCGGATTGTAGCACTTCAACCCCACGCACTCGGCGAGACCGGTGCCCAGCGCTCCCCTCGCCGCTGTGGCAATCTGACGGGCATCGCGAAGGTCAAAGCGAGGGCGTCCGCACGGTCGGGTGATGCGACACCACGTCGTTGCATCTCGGCTTTGGACTCCAGCACGAGTTTATTCTTTTTCGACAGATGAAAGCCTGGGCCTGCAAGCTCCGTCGCCAGCCGGTGATCATGCTGGTCAATCGCGCCTTTCGGCAACCATTCCTTCATGGCCTTCCACATCGCCGCTCGCGCATTTTCTGCATATACATCACTTGACGCCCCACCGAAGTTCACTTCATGGACATTGCGAAAGCCCATCGCTTTGAGCCGCACGGCCACAGGTGCGCCATACGCGCTGTCGATGAACATCGCCGTGACCGGATGTTCATTCAACGCATTGGCGAGCTGATCAACCACCAACTGCCGATCATGCTTGATGGTTTGCTCACCTGTCAGCACGATCGGTTTGATGCTGCGTGCATCGAAGCCTTGCCGGAACATACAGACCGTCCATGCGGATCCGCCACCACTGACATCCACGCCGGCGATGAGCGGTTCCTGCGCAATGACATAGGGCACGTTCGTCTGGGCGAGCACGATGCGGCCGGCATCGATGTACTGGAGTTCGTCGGCAGTTGGCGGCAAGCCTCGGACCCGCACGCGGACGAAATCGGAATCTTCGCCATAATCGTCAATCCATTCTTGCAGCAACGCTTTGTTTGCAAACTTCGTCGTGCGGGAATCGATGACGCGTACCGTATATCGCTCGCGCTGCGCACCGAAGCAGGCCCGATAGAATGCACCAGTGTTCCGCGTGGGATTGCCGAAGAGGAACTGCATCGCTTCGCCGTCCGTCAACCCGCCCTCTTCGACTTCGTGAATCTTGTCTGGTACCGCTGAGTCTTCATCGTTGAAATAGAACGACGTGGAATCCTTGGCGTGCTGACCCGCAAACGCTTCGCTATTCTCTTCCGCACACGATGCAGGCGCACAAAACCATGATTCTCGTGCGCCTTTGCGATACATCACATTCGCGTTGATCTCAAACCAGTGCGTCGTGAGACAGCGCTTCGTCCACTCGCGCACCGCAGCCCATGTCTTTTTTTCAAGTTGGTCGTTGGTGTTGGCCGTCACGGTGCCGCGGCAATGAGGTCGCGTGGACATGATCCAGTCAATCAGCCACGCGATCAGCGTGGAGCCACCGACACCGTGCCCTTTACTGATCGCAAAGCGAAGCGGCAACACCGGATCGTGTCCGTTAAACTTGCGCTGCCGTACTTGACGACCGACTTCTTCGAGGAGTTCACGTTGCCAGACATCAGGGCCAGGCTCATCGTGAATGGGCCAGTCATACATCACACGCACAAAGCGTAATGGATTGCCGTAGCACTCGGCCACTTCATCAGCGAGTTGCAGGTCGGCAGGTTCAGTCGTGCTGATCGGCATTCCGATGTCGCCCACGCATAAGACGATCAAGGATTGTCACGTCAATCGAACCAGAATGTGTCACGTTCACGACTTCAGTTGCCCGGCCGATTGTGCGATCGAGCACATCCTTACTGGCCGCATACGATACGCTGGGGAATTGTTCCTGATCAATCAGCTTCGCGATACGGTCGATGGCCGGATGCTGTAACGCACGCAGTCGTTCCTCAGCCGCTTGTCGAACATGCGGGATATTCCCGCCGTGAATGTGGCAGACTCGGCCACCTGGAATCGCCGCACGCCGACAGCGCTGACCGCTTTGTTTTGATTTGGCCGTACACTGCCGATCGTCCATGAGATATGAGGCATCCGCAGCAGGATGAATCTTGATCGGACCTTTCGGCGCGTGTCGCCGGCGGCTGAGTG